GCTGGCATTATACAAGTCCCTCGACTTCAATTGAACAATCAGAAATGCTTGGTGTGGATATAACAATATTAAACTGCTTATAGAAGCCATACACGACAGTTTCGGGCTTGTCATCATCTCCAATGAATACAGTTGCAGTGGTGCGAACATCCGCAAGCAATTTTTGCACAGCACTGACTAAAGCTGTTTCAACAGTAACATCATAATCGGCACGCTTACTGAATGCGCGTTGCACGATAACAACGTTCCCAAATTGGTCTGTGGTCTTGACTGAATAATCTTGAATTGAAACAGATGTTCCAAAGTTAGTGACACCCAAGGTTTGTTGACGGCCCATTACCATTTCGCCGCACTTAGCCGTCCCCGCTCCTGCGTCGATTGTCACAGTTATAGAGGCGTTATTATAGCTAGGCAGGTCAATAAAAACGGCATCTTCTTTTTGATAAAATCCCTCAAAGAAATAGCTATACCAATTAGCAATAAAGGTATTGTCTTGAAGGCTTTTGGTCTGGTTATACACAACCCCTTCTACTGGGTCAGTTACCGTGACATTAATTGTGTTTCCTACTAATCCAAAAAACGCAACAGCATTAGTAATTTGGGCAGGCAAAATTGTGACAACAATCGTTCCTGTCCGCGATGTTTGCGTGCTGATAACCTTATCAAACATTCTATAGCGGTTGGTCGCGCCAAGGTCTAACCATTGCGGAGGCGAAGCTACTGCGCCGACATCTGGTTGAGTTGTAGTGCTAGATACTATGACTTCATAAATTTGATGTGCGTAAATCCGGCGCGTTCCCAAAGTATAGGTTCCAGCCGTCCACAATGGGTAGTCCGTCTCAGGGACATTGGAGCTAGTTAAATTAGCTTCAGTGACGGGCTGTGGTGTTATGATTTTCATGCTGCAACGTCCCTAGTCTCTGGTAGGCCATCGCCATTCCAGCGGTTGAGCATATCATAGCTCTTGCCTGTGTTTTTGGCTACTTGGAACATAGCGTTGCGTAGTTCTTCGCGCAAATATTTTACCTCTGCGACTAGTTCGCCATTGTTAAGCATCTCGCTGGTTTGCCCATTGTTATAGATGCGGCTAGGGCCAGTGTATTCCAGCTCAGGCCCATTCTCACCAACCAAGCGCCAGCCGCCACCGTGCATCCCGCCAGTAGCATATTCTTGTGTGTTAACGCCAGTTGCAAAATCCTGCCTGCTACCAGAAGAATATTCACTATAAGTAATTGTTGGTTGCGCCAAGAAATCAGCTTTCACAGTGCTGCTTTCGCTTATCTGGCTAATAGCTGGGTCTACTGTATTGGTTGCTGTCGTAGTTGCCGCCGTCACGTTTGCGGCTGCGGCATTAGCACTATCAACGGATGCAGTGCTGGCAGCGGTAGTAGTAGCTTGGACGGCATCCTTAGTTGCTGTCACTACTGTGCTGATAGCGTTGTTAATAGTTACTGGAACATTAATTATTGGGGCATCAAATTTAATGTTTACTATAGGCGCAGCCACATTCACAACTGGAGGCGAAACGCTAACAGTCGCACCAGCAACATTAATAGTTGATGGCATAATATCAACAGTAGTTTTATTTTCATTTACTATTGTTTGATTTATTTTAACATCAGTAGGATTAACAGTAACATCCGTTGGCAAGACATTAACAGTTGTTGGCGGAATATTAACTGTGGGGCCAGCTACGTTGACCGTTGTCTCTGGCACGTTGACTACAGTGTCACCAATATTCACTACAGTTCCACCAACATTCACAACTGTTGCAGGTGGTGGCGGTGCGGCGGCTAAAGCCGCAATAGCCTCGCGCACAGCAGCAAGCTCTATTTCAAGAGGCGACAGTGCGTTAATGATACCGATAGCGTTATCGTTAGCTGCCATCATTAGCGGGTCAAGATTAAGCGGCTCCGCATCTTTTGGCGCACTCAGCAGTTCTGACGCACTAAACAAGCGGTCAGCAGCATCACGCATAGCATTAGCAGATATTTCAGTTTGCAGCCGCACTTCCGCAATCTTCAAGTCATAAAGCGCGGCAATTTTAGTGAAGGCATCCGTAACTGCCGCAATCTTGGCATCGGCACTATCAGTGACTGTAGCTACAGCTTCAGCCATCTTTTTAGCTTCTTCTTCGCGCAATTCACGATAAGTTTGCTGCAACTCACCAGCGCGTTTTGTCATCTGCTCATCATAGGCAGCGATGCGTTTTTCGGTAGCGTTCTGCACTTCCTTAATAGCAGCTTGGGCTTTGTCATAAGCAGCCACAATTTCAGGCATGGCACTAGCGCGCAAATCAATTTCTGCTTCAAGTGCTTGTTCAAGACCAACCATAGCTTCAGCGGCTTCGCGGATGCCAGTCTTTTTAATTTCTTCAATATATTGGCTAAGACCAGCCGCCTCTATCGCTTCTCGCACAGCAGTAAGATTAGAGCGTGCGTCATCAACCTTGCTGATAGCTTGCGCCAGCGTGTCAGTTGACTCAGTAAGGTCAATAATTGAGCCAATTTGTTGAGTAATTAGTTGCTTCTGGACTTCAGCAATCGCTGATGCTTTATCCGCGCTCAGTAGGGCGGTAACAGCATTGGCAAATGTTACATTGGATGCAGCCGCTTCACGCGAAACACCCAGCAACTCAGTCAAAACATCAAACTGCTTTTCAAGCTTTTCTAATTGCAATTCAGCAATGCTAGCTTGTTCGTCTGCGTAAAGTGCGGCTTCTTGCGTCAAGGCATTTACTGCCAAAAGCTGACGCAACATATCTGTGCGTGACGTTGCTGTCGCCCCTATGACATCAGTAAGTTTCGCCCCCGCGCTAGGAATTGCTTCTAAGGCGCTGCGTGAGCCTCCACGCGCAGCATCTACTAGATTGATGAAGCCTTGACGGGCTTGCTCCAACTTTGAGCTAGGGCCAATAAGTTCACCAAATATGCCACTAGCAAAGCTGCGAATGCTTGCGCCAAGTGCGCGGAAATTATTAGCCGCATCACGGAATACATCAGCTTCACGCGCATAAGCCTGTTGCACCGCAGTTACCGCAGCAGAACGCGCTCCGATAATAGCATCCAACTTAGACATTTCAGCACTATAGACTTTGCGAAGGTTTTCTTCAGCATCAGAAGCTTCCTTAGCCAGCCTAGCGACTGCGCCGCGCAGCGTGTTGATAGCACTTTCTTGCTGCTTCTTTATCGCCTCCATCTGGTCAGTAAACTTAGACAGGGCTTTTGCGCTATCTGTTGAAAGCTCTGTAAGCTCTTTTTGATAATCTGCTACTTTTTTGAATGCTGGCGCAAGCTGCAAAAGCGCCGCATAAGTTTCTTGCCCAGCGGCGGTAGTAAGGTCTAGGCCCAATACAGTGTTTTTAAACTGTTCAACCGTTGCAATAGAAGCCAAGCCAAGGCGCTTCAATTCGTCTGCTACAGCGTTTGCTACAGGCGCAATTTGCTCTGCTTCTGTAAGGAAGTTATCGCGGAAGAAGTTGGTCTGCTCAACAAATTGGTCAAGGCTTTCAAACATTCCGACCAGCGCACTACGCGCCTCAATGCTAGCAATGCCAACTGCGCCAAACTCTTTGCCGATAGAGCGCAGCGCAACGTCAACAACTTGATACTCACGCGCTACCCGTGCGAAAGTTTCAAACAGTCCCTCGCCAATCCTTTGCATTTCAATCAAAGATGGCAGCAACGCACCAGCCATTTGGTCGCCAACCTTGGAGAATATAGCGTTAAGCTGCTCCTCAATTTCCTGACCTGTAAGGCCTGACAAGCTTATTCTGCCAATGTTGACTTCAAAGGCATCTAGGATTGCTTGTGCGCCCTGCAAGCCGATAGCATCAGCGCCGTCAATCAAGCCTTGACGTAAGCTTGCAATAACATCCGTAATTGAATTGCGAACGTCTTGGTCAATGGAACCAGTTGTGGTTTGATAGCTTGTTTTTGTTCCACCACCGATACCAAAGAAGCCAGATTTCTTTTTGACTTGTTGAATAACTTGATATGTATTTCCGCTAATGCCGCCAGCGATAATTTCAGCGATAGATGAGGATACAATGTCAATACCAAGGTCATATAGTTCGCGTGTCGTGCTAGATGCACCTATGCCAAGGAACCCACCAGAACCCGTTGAACCTAGGCCTTGATTAGATGTGTCAAACATTCCCCCGCTAACAGAGATTTGCTTGGCAACATTATTCGAAAGGTTTGCCATGTTGCTCTGAATGGAGCGCAACGACTGAACCATCTGGTTGCTGTATTCAAGGTCACTGTTGCTGTTAGAAGCCATGATTTCGAGAGCGCGGTTAATGCTGTCAGATTTAGCAGTGCTATCACCTAGCACGCTTCCAGCGCCTTGTGCCGCTTGCATTGCTTCTGCATCAGGAATGCTTGGCGTTGCTACGCTTCCACTTTTACCGCCCAAGCTTGCCATGACGCCAATCATCGCGGCAACAATCGGAAAGGCATAAACACCCAGTTGGCTAAACATCTTTGATGCGCCAGATGCTGTTTGCGCCGCAGTCTTGGTCGCCTCTGTAGCAACTGTGCTCGCTGCTTCAGCCGTGTTCATCGCCATAGCCTTTAACGACATAGCAAATTCAAATGCACGGAATGCGGTTTCTGCCGCCTGCATTACCTTATAGCCTACAGACTTTTCCTTAAAGAAGCCCTTGGCAGATGCGGCAAGGTTTCCATATGAGTTAATCTCTAAGCGTGCATTGCGCTGTTGCGCTGCAACTCGCGTTGCTTCGTCTTTAAAACCAAGCTTTGCAAGAGCATTATACTTTTTTTGACGGTCAGCTATCTGGTCAAAAGCGTCAAGAACGCCACCCATAGCCTTGCCCATGTTACCGAATATGGCTTCAAAGTTAATATCAACTTTAAGGCCATTAAACGCCTCTAGCGCCTGTTTATATTCATCAGCGGCTTTTTTAGCGTCTTCATCAGTTTTCTTTTTATCTTCTACTGCCTTCATGTTGGCGATAAGAACCGCGCCGTTCGCAATGATTGCATCACGGAATGGGCCAGCCGCAGCCGTTGCAGCTTTTTGGTTTATTTCTAATTGCTTTAATTCAATGGATGTTTTGCCAACAGCCTCTGCTTCCAATTTATAGTTATTTGCCATTTGGGTTGCATCATATTGCGCCTGCTTTTTGGCATTGGCCTCACCAACGGCCAAGATTTCTTTAGCTAATTTGCTGCTTCCCGCAGCCAGAGCTTCAACTGCCAATTTTTCAACATCATAGGCTTTGGCTTGCTCTGGTGTCATGCCAATTTTTTCGCCTTCAATTCTCATTTGCTCAAGCGCGTCCCGATACTTTTCCAACGGGTCAACTGCTTTTTTAGCGGCTTTAGCAACTTCATTTATACCAGTTACCGCCTGCGGCAAATCATCCATGCCTATTGGGTCGCGCAACGCTTCCGCAATTTGCTTCTGCAAGGCTATGGAGTTTGTTGCAGCTTGTTGATAATTTGTAACAGCGTCTCTGGTTATGCGACCGCCAGATAACAGGTTCTGCAATATAGCGTTAAAGTTTTGACCAAACTCACTGGCCGCGCCCGAAATATCTCCTTGGCCTAGTCTTTTATATCCAGATGAAGCATCAAGTCCCCTGCCCCGAATTGTCAAATCCAGATTGCGTTTTTCAATTCCTTGGCTTTCAACCAATTGCTTTTTCAGTATTTCAATGGACGCTTCCCTAGCAGCGCGTGCTTGGTCACGAAGCGCAACAGTTGATGCGTTAAGTTCTTTGGTAAAAGTAAATGTATGATTTGAGGCATCTGCTGTTTTCACTCCAAGTCCAGCAGCCTCATTAGCAGCTTTTAATGCAGCCTTGCTTTGCTCTGTTAATTTAACGCCAGCAATTTCAGCTAGTTCAGCATTGCGCTTCAAATCTTCATTTGCGGCCTTAGTATTATTTCCTAATGAAATGAACACATAAGCAAGCCCAGCGATTGCCGCAGCAAACCAAACAGCAGGGTTCGCAAACATAGCTGTGTTTAATGCAGTTATGGCAGAGGTGAAAAATGATGTAGCGCCTGACGCTGTAAATAGCGAAACTGACAGAGCCGCATTGTAAATAGTAGCAATGCCAACAGCAGCATAATAAGCCGCCACCCCAGCCGCCGCGCTTGCGACAACTGTCATAATTTGAGTTAAATTATTAGAGAGGTAAACAACGCCATCCGCCAAAGCTTTGGTAAATCCTGTAGCGTTATCTAAGTCACCAATGAATAACATCAATGAATTTTTAAGCACCGTCATGGACTGTGCAACTGTCATGGGCATTCTTTTAAATTCGCGGTCAATGTCATCGCCCATTTTAAGCAATGCAGTATAAACTTCTGCGCCCGTTAGTTTGCCTTGTGCGCCAAGCTTGCGTAGTTCACCAACAGTAATCCCCATGCCTTCAGCAATGGCTTGGGCAACGCGAGGCATCCCTTCCATAACTGAATTAAGTTCATCTCCACGCAAAGCACCAGATGCAAATGCTTGACCAAGTTGCATTAGAGAACCAGACGCTTGTTCAGCACTAGTTCCAGATACAATCATAGCTTTGTTAATTGTTTCCGTCACTCGCATGACAGATTGCTGGCTTACACCTAAATTTTCTGTTGAGCGCGCAAGGCGAGTAAATAAAGAAACTGTGCTTTCATATCCAACGCGAGTATTTTGCGACATTTGGAACAACGATTTTTCAACAGCCGCTAACTGTTCTGCGCTGCTTGTAACTAAAGCAATTTGGCCGCTCATTCTTGTATAAGTGTCAGCCAGCATAATTGCTTCACGCGCAATGGCCGCGATGCCTAGTGATGCCAAGACAGCGCCTAAACCTCGAAATGCAGAAGATGCTTTGGTAACGCCTTGCTCAACCCCAGTTGACGAGCGATTAAGCTGGTCTAAATCTGTGGCAGCTTTCTTCACCTCACGGCTGTCAACTGAAATTCTGAGGTTAGCTAAGTCTGCCACGCGCAATATCCTATGAAGCCCGATGCGTTATCGCTTAATTAGGCTCATAGCACAAGTATATCATCTTGTCTTGGTATTGATGCGATTACTCCAATCAGACATCGCATTAGATATTTTTTCGCGCATTTCATCGGTCAGCATTTTAGCATCAGACCAAGGCGCTGGCGTGTTAGGTTCAGAGCTAGCAGATAGCATCGCAGCGTATTCATGCGATAAGCGTCTGACAGTTTGTGCTTCCCAAGGGGTTAATTGCACATTTTGATTTGACATCCATGCGGCCAAATCAATTTCATCTATCCCAATGCTTCCACCCATGCCCATAGGCTTGGCGGGGCCAACCTCGAATAATATTTCGATAAGGTAAGCCCCACCAATCAAGGCAGGCATTGCGTTTGATTTTGTTTCCCGTCTAGGGCGCTTGGCCTTAGACGGGATTGTGTTGAGCCATGCCGATTGCCTGACCCATAACGTAAGTCGTTCAACTATTTCATTGAAAGAAATTAGCGCGTGACGCGACAAACTCCTGAGCCTGTTCTTTAATCCACGCCCATTCGCTGTAAACTTTACGGACGTTCTCAGGCGTTGGTGGCAATTCCTTACCATCAAGCGTGAAGCCGCTCCAACCCGTAGTCAGCTTTACTAGGTCATCAATGCTATCTTCGCCCATCTTTTCAGCGTCAAGCTCTACAGCTCTTTTGCCTTTAGAAATACGGGCCAAAGCCGCCTGTTGCTTGGAAAGCTGAATTTTACGGTAAACCGCGCTGTCTTGTCCAAGAAGCGTGATGGTCATGCCTTCAATCACATCCTCTGTTTCGGGGTGACGAAGTTCAAGCAAAGCGCCATCGTCTGCTTTTACAGGCTTTAGATTATTTAAATCCATTAGAAACTATCCCTCTAAATATCCGGCTTTTGTCTTGGGTAGGCAAGCCGGATAGTGATTTGCCTACCCAAGTTCTTCTAGCGTTTCAGCTAATTAGACTTTGATAATCGAGTTGTCAATTTCCAGTGTAACTTCTGCCATCGTGATAGCGTCAGCATTACCAACATTGACCTTGTAGGACATAACTTGAGCGGTGAAATACTGGATTTCGCCGTTCACAAGAACAACCTTGACCGAAACAGCGGCATCAGAACCAGCGGCGGCTTCAGCCGAGTCTTGCAGAACAGTTTGACCAGCATCCGTATCAGATACGGCCATTGTCAAAGCTACCGAACCGTAGTTCAGCGAACCGCGACGCTTGGCAACAATGCCAGTCGAAAGCGGGGTGTGCGTAGCAAGTGCAGCTTCAGCACCGAACGAAGGCAATTCAGCCAATTCGCCGCAAGTTGACCAAGTAAGAGCGCCGAAACCAGCAGCATCATAAGTTGCAGGTGCGGTGGTCGAAACGGAAACAACAGTGCCGACCGAGGAAACAATATCAGACATTTAAAATACTCCAATTGCAAGTGGTTTGGTTGTTATAGCATTTTTTTTATCACAAAGTAAGCCTATCTTGACTGCCTTGTAATATCGTCGATTGTTACTCTAACCATTCCAGACGGGGCTTGGTCAGACCAACTATCAAATTCAAGCCTGTAAATATACGGCAGGTTATTTGTAATCCACAAAACATTGCCTGTTGCTTGGGATATTGCTCCTAGTGAGCTAGTAATAGTTGCAGAACCATTTGCGTCAGTTGACTCTGTTGTGTTGTCGCTTGGGCTACCAATACTTGTGAACCAGTTGGCCCTAGCGCGGCCCGTATCTACAGGCGTTTTAAGCACTATCCCCGTCAGCAAATCTAAGCATATCTTACGCACTTCAGCATCAGCCGTCTTACTGGCCTTATCAATGAATTTGCTTACGTCTAATTTAAAGCTGCTCATGAGAACGAACGATAAGCAATGCTAACAGGAATAACAAATCTATCGCCAGATATAAATGCAGCCGATTGCGAAACGCTTTGAATGGTCACTGTAACGCTTTGGTAAGTCAACCTAGCGCCACGTTGAAACGCAGCGGTAACAGTATCAGCAACAGCCCTGCCAGCGCCCTTGCCAGCGTCCATAGGCGCGTAAACAAGCACTTGGTATATGCCACCCAGTTCATCGCTTGAACCTGTGGCAATGCCGATAGGAATGGTTGTTCCCTGCAATAAGCTTTCAGACACATAAATTTGTCCAGCAACAGGCGTGAAGCTGCTATTCTCCCAATGTGTCGGCAGATTTAGCGTGCTTAGTTTTGTGGCCAGCGCAGCGGCTATTTTAGAATTACTCATCTAAAAGCTCCACAACTTGCATATCTATTGCCACCTTTTTACCATCATCTAGCTTGATGATATAGGCGAGCACATTGTCATTAGCATCATATAGAACGCTATCCATAATGCCGGAGTCCCATTGCGAGGGAAAAAATACGCGCTTGCCTGTAGGTATCATTAGTTCGCCCTTATCTGACAAATGTAAATCACATCTTCACCAGTTAGGCGAATAGGCTGAACATTCATTATGCGATATGTTGTGCTGTCAATGGATGCCAAGCAGCCAACAGCAGGGCGCGTGTTTATCAGTTCAAGGATTAGGCGTATGTCACCAGCTTTGATGCTTGTGCCATCTACGTCCTTTTTTTGATAAAGTGCTGGATAGCCCTTGCCTGTTATCGTCGTGCTAGTGTTGGTTCCAATCACCGCGCCCGTTATGGGGTCTGTCCCACCATACACAGGAAAGATGATGGACACAGCTTCGCCATATTTAGCAAGCAGCCTTGATGCTGTTTGCGCTTGGCTACTCATGTGCGGATAACCCTAGCTACACCAAAGCCGCTTTCAGATGCGGATAAAAGGTAGGGTGTAATCATCCGATTGACGAATGGGTAGCGTTGCGTCGGGTCTGAATAGTCTTGGTATTCAACCTCAATAACGTCAATCTTTTCTCGCTTAACCTTTTGGCCTTGGTCAGCAAGCAAAGTCTCGCCAGCGGAAGCGCGTATAGCCATTTCAACGCAAGCGTTTACCACCTGTGGCGGGACAACATTGCTGGCGTAATTAAATCCGTCAACAACCACGTTGTATCGCGGCCACGAAAGCGATTGCGTTTCACTAACGCGATTGCCCTTCCATGCGTCACGATATGTGGCTTCCAGATAATCCGTAGCCTTAACCAATGATTGCTCTTTGACTGTTTGTGTCAGACTTGCCCAACCCGCTATGCCACGGTCAGCAACGTAGCTATCCGCAGCCGAAACGCTGGCGTAGCTGTTAGCATTAGAAAGCCCTGCACCTGTTTCGACTACGAATGCCATTCAATTAAACCTTTTTAGATTTTTTGCGCTTTGCAGCAACTTCAACAATGAATTCCTCAACGGGTTCATCAAGTTTGTCAGCGGCTTCTTCAACCTCTGCTTCAGCCTCATGCGCTACTGGCGTTTCTTCTGCTTCTGCTTCTGGTTCAATAGGAGCAACTTCGTCATCCAGTTTTTGATGAATAGGTGTGCCAGCAGGAGCAAAGGTTGCATCAATGATTTTATATCCCTCAGCTTGCAACTTAGCTTTGCGTGCAGGGTTAATCGGATGCGGTTCGTAAATGATTTTAGCCATAAAATACTCCTAATAGATTGGGGGCCAGCAATCAACTGCCAGCCCCCTTACTATAGTTTAGGCGTCAGCGTCACCAATTGCCAAGACACCAGCGGTGTGCTTGATGGACGTAGCTACCTTGTCCCAGTTGGTTCCGGTTGCTAGTTCTGCGTCCGTTGGCGACTTGCCGCCATTGGTAACATCCCAGCTATAGCCCTTCAAAGCCACGCCAAAGGTGTAATCAACCTGCATCGTTGTTTCGATACGGGTCTGACCGTTGTTGGTTTCGATGTTGCTGATAACGTCACCGCCGTCATAAACGATGGCTGCGCTATCTGCCAAGCCGAGAACCTTCGCCTTGTTAGGCGTGCCAGCAGTATACAGCGCAGGAGCGTCAGTCACGATGACAGGACGGCCAAGGATGTCTACAACCTGAACATTCTGAGCAACGAACAACTGTGCGCCGTTAGTCAAGTTCTGCGAAATCAGCTTATGATATGAAGCGCCGTTCATTACGTTAGCAACGATGCTTGACGAATGGTCGCCGAACAAAGCGTTTGCCGAGTTCATTGTGCCATAGCTTACAGGGTCACTAGCCGAAACGTCTACAGTCGTAGCAGCGCCTTGGTTTGCGATTGCGGCAGTCAATGCAGCGATTGCAGTGTTCAACTGGTCAGCCATCAGTGCTTCAGCAAAGTTACGCGATGCAACTTCAATGCCTTCCGATGTAGGCTTCTGCAACCAAGTAAGCTGCGAAGGCTCAAAGCGGATTGGGCCAAAGCCACCAGCAACCTTTACGCCATTCAATTGAAGCTGAGTAAGGTCAGTTGCAGATGCAGATGCTTGGCTTGCATAACGGTCAACGCGACGCTGTGCGCTATGCACGGCAGCGAAGAACGACTCTTGATAGAAATCGCCGTCAAAACCAGTTGTGGTCAAACGGATTGCGCCGTTTGATGCAGCGTTAAACTTTTCAACCATTTGAGAAAGTGTCTCAATGGTAGCTGGCATTACGTATTCGTTGAATACTTTCATTTGCGAAAGTGACATAACTTAAAATCCTTATGCTAAATCAGGGAACATTTGTTTGATTGCGTTTGTCCGCTGCGTCTTGTCGCCTCCAAGGTTACCCTTCGGTGCTACAGCCATACCATTGCCAGTCCCACCAGTGGCTCCACCACCAGAGTTAGCGGGTGCAGAAACGAAGTGTTTACCTTCATCGCCAGCGGCCCATTCAGCAATCGCTTCATTCAGCGGCTTGTCACCCATAAGTGCGGAATATTGCCCATTGTCCGCCATCAGCTTTGTTTGCGACTTCAACATGGCTTTTGCAGCGGCCA